AGAACGCAGAGATAGCTCAGAATCGCGTGCAGCTGGTGCAGACGTTCGATCAGGCAGGTATCATCGGCAAGTACGTGTCGCATGAGTATATTCGCAAGAGCGTGATGCAACAGACCGATGAGGATATATCTGAGCAGGATAAGTTAATCAAGAAAGAAAATAATTCTGGCGACAGCAGGTGGATCAATCCCGCGATCGAACAGAACATCGACATGATGAATCAGATGCAAGTTCAGAACGCGCAGCAGCAGCAACAGATGCAAGGCGACGCTGACAAGGGTCAAGGTGATCAAGATCAAGATCAAGATCCGGAACAGTCTAAAAAGATGGAGGCCCTTCGCCAGGCAATGGTGTTGATCGATCAAATGAAACAAAAAGGAAAGTCCGGAAGATCTATTCAGGACGAAGCTAGATATAAGTCTGCACTGCAGCTTGTAGCTCAGAACAAAGATATGCTTAGTCAGATGGGTCAACCAACTAATAAATGACAGGAGTTTATAAATGTTAGAAGATGATAAATATAGTGTAGATGATTTAATCTCTAACGCCGCCGATCAAAAGCCAACAGAGTTCGAAAACACATTCAGCTCACTAGTGATGGATAGAATCAGGACTGCAGTAGAGACAAAGAAACAAGAAATCGCAGCTCAGATGTATAACTACAATCCTGAGACTGAAGCATCAGGAGAATAAAAGTAATGGCAAAATTTCTTAAGTCCATTTTAGAAGATAAACGTCTAGAAGGCGTTAAGAAATCAACGACTGTTCCTGGTCATACCGGAGACGTTCCAGGTGTAGATTACGACCCAAAAGCTCCTGAAGATCAGAAATTCGTAGCCATTCACGATACAGAAAAGCATGCTAGCCGTGCAGGCAACGGTCCCGACGTTTTCGCCGGCGCTAAGCAGAAACCAGCTCTATCGACTCCACAAGCTAAGCATATGGGACGTAAGAATCTCAAAGACGCTATGAAGGTAAATGAAGAAGAGATCGAAGAAAAGTATCTAGGTTTTGGTAAATTAAAGGCCGCTCTATCGCACAAGAGCGGCATTAAAGATCCAGGAGCTCTTGCAGCCTCTATCGGTCGCGAGAAGTATGGAAAGGCTAAGTTTCAAAAAGCTGCAGCCGCAGATCACAAGATGAAAGAAGACGTCGAAGTCGATGAGGCTGCTGAGTGTAATCACACTCCTGCTGGAACTAAATGTCCGATGCACTACCTTGCCGACTGCTCAGGTATGACAGGCAAGAGCAAGCATCTGCTCGTAGACAAGAAAGTAAACGAAGACGTTGCTATTGACGAATCTATCGCTGATCGTAAAGCGCACAGCGACCATATGCATCTTATAGCTAAGACAGGTAAGACTAATACCGGCGCTACTGCTAGCAAAGCTCTAAGAGACAAAGCTCATGCGTTCATAAAGCAGAAACAAAGCAATAAGACAGTAGCAAAAGAAGACGTTCAGATCGACGAGGTATTGACTGCTAAAGATCCAGCGTCAAAGTGGATACACGACTTCATTCACTCCGACAATCCTAAGTTTGCAGGCAAGTCAAAGAAAGAGCGTCAGCAGCAGGCACTAGCTGCTTACTACTCTAAGAAGCGTTCAGTAAAAGAAGACGCTGCAGAGCCTATGCTCGAGGGTGGAAAGAAAAAGAAATTAAAGAAAGAATCAGGACCAGACTCACAGATGGTTCCAAACGGTTATACGAATGTTAAAGCAGACACGGGATATTCAATATGATCATTAAACCACTAGGCGCAGAAGTCTCTATCGCATCTGCAAACTCAGTAGCTAATTCTATGCTCGTAAGAGTAATTAACACCGGTGCAGCTGCTGTTTTACATATAGCTTCAAATACTGGAACAGAGTATGCAAACCTGACTGTTTCGAATGCACAGTATGTCGTCATACAGAAAAACACCACAGACACACTTACTGGAGCTAATATGTTAGCCGTTCCAGTAGCATACAAATACTAAGGAAAAGAAATGAAGCTAATATCGGAACTAGTAGAAGAAACAAGTGTTATTACCGAATTAAACGAAAACGGTAAGAAAGACTATTATATTACCGGCCGCTTCATGACTGCCGATGAGCCTAATAAGAACGGAAGACTCTACGAGAAGAAGATTCTAGAAAATGAAGTCTCCAGATATGTTAGAGAGATGGTCAATACTAAAAGAGCGCTAGGCGAGCTCAACCATCCACAGGGTCCGACTATCAATCTTGACAGAGTATCACACATGATAACTGAATTATCGTGGGATAGAAACTATGTCAATGGTAAGGCTAAGATCACAGATACTCCTATGGGTCAGATCGTTAAGGGTCTATTAGAAGGTGGATGGAAGGGCGGCGTCTCTACTCGCGGCATGGGTTCGCTAAAAGAGTCAAATGGTATAATGGTAGTTCAGTCAGACTTTAAGCTTTCAACAGTAGACATCGTCTCTGATCCATCAGGTCCAGGCTGCTTCGTCAATGGTATCATGGAAAACGTAGAATGGATATATGATCCAGTCAAAGGTACTTGGCATGAAGAACAGCTTCATACGATGAAGGAAGAGATTCATAAGATGTCTATCAAAGAGATAGAAGAGAAGAAATTGGAGCTATTTGAAAACTATATTGCTTCTCTGACAGTAAAAAACCACTTAATATAAATAATTATAAATTTTTAAAAGGAGACTATTCTAATGGCTAACTTAGAAAACGAAACAGACTTCGAAGACGTTGCTGATAACAGCGCTGAAGTTGTTGAGGAAGAGGTAGAGAACGTAGACGAAGCCGAAGAAGGATGGTCTGCTTCTAACAAGAAAGACGCTAAATTGACAAAGAAACAAGAAAAAGCAGAGAACAAGGGTGCCGCCGTTAAAGAAGACACTGTAGCTGCTGAAACTATCAAAGCTCATAAGTCAGCTGACAAGTCAAACGCCGGCAGCGATGACAAGGCTCTTACTTGTTCAAAAGTTTCAATGATGCAGCACATGGTCAACGCTATGGCCGGCATGACTAAGACAGACGCCGTTGAGTGGTTCAACAAAGCCATGGCTGTCTACGGTCCTGGCAAGTCACACGGTGTTGGCGACGTTTCTAAATCAAACGAAGCTTCAATCGACACTACTCTAGGTAAGGGTCCAAAGACTGCATACCCAATGCCTAAGCTCGATTCAAAGAATCACTGGGCTGAAGACGTTGAGGGAATGTTCGACGATCAAGAGAACCTCTCTGAAGACTTCAAAGAAAAAGCAACTACTATATTCGAAGCAGCTGTTGGCGCTCGTGTCACTACTGAAATCGCTCGTCTCGAAGAAGAGTTCGAGACTAAGCTCGATGAGCAGGTCGAAGTAATTAGAGAAGAGCTATCATCAAAGCTCGACACTTATCTAGACTACGTCGTTGAGAACTGGATGAAAGAAAACGAAGTTGCTATCGAGTCAACTCTCCGTAACGAGATCATGGAAGAGTTCATCGAAGGTCTTAAAGGTCTATTCGCTGAGCACTACATCAACGTTCCTGAGACTAAGGTCGATGTTCTAGAAGCTCTCGCTGACAAGGTAGAGTCACTAGAGGCAAAACTCGACGAGCAGATCACTAAGAATGCTGAGCTCGAGGAAGTACTAATTGAAGAAGCTAAGAAAGACATCTTCGAAGAGATCTCTTCCGATCTTGCTCTCACGCAGCAGGAAAAGTTTGCTTCACTAGCCGAAGGCATTGAGTTCAATGGCGATCTCGAGACTTACACTAAGAAACTAAAGATCGTTAAGGAAAACTATTTCAAGGCTCCAACCACTCACTCTTCAAACATCACTGAAGAGACTTTTGAGGGTGACGTCACTGACACTGTTGTTTCTGTCGATCCAAGCGTAAATCGTTACGTTCAAGCAATCGCAAGAACTGTTAAGAAATAATTAGTTATAAATAATTAATAAACCTTAGTAAAGAAAGGAAAATAAATGTATCTAGCTGAGGAAATTCAAAACAAGTGGGCACCAGTGCTCGACCATGACGCTCTTGGAGAAATCAAAGACGCTCATCGTCGTTCGGTCACTGCCCTTATGCTCGAGAACACTGAGAATGCTCTTCGCGAGTCAGCAGCTCATGGCAGCTACCAGACTCTAACTGAGACTTCTTCTGCTCTCCCTGCAAACTTCATGGGCTCTTCAAGCTCAACTGCTGGTGCAGGCGGTATCGATACTTTCGATCCTGTTCTTATCAGCCTAGTTCGTCGCGCAATGCCTAACCTCATTGCATACGACATCTGCGGCGTTCAGCCAATGACTGGCCCAACTGGTCTTATCTTTGCTATGCGTTCGCGCTACGCAAACCAGACTGGTGCAAACGGTCTTGCAAACGGTGCAGTTCAAGACAACGAAACCTTCTACAACGAAGTCAACACTGCGTTCACTGGTCTCGGCGGTCTTACTGGCGTCAATCCAAACACCTACGGTCAGGGCTTCACCGGCACTATCCCAGGTGCGACTAACACCACACCACTAACTGCCACCAACACCTATAACACTGGTTTTGGTATGTCAACTGCACAGGGCGAAGCTCTCGGCGTTGATTCCGGCAACACCTTCCCTCAGATGGCTTTCACTATCGAGAAGGTTACTGTTACTGCTAACACTCGCGCCCTAAAGGCAGAGTACACTATGGAACTCGCTCAAGATCTTAAAGCCATTCACGGCCTAGACGCTGAGACTGAACTCTCCAACATCCTTTCAGCAGAAATTCTTGCTGAAATCAACCGTGAAATCGTTCGCACGATCAACATCACTGCAGTTCCTGGTGCTCAGCTGAACACTACTACTGCCGGCGTGTTCGATCTCGACACTGATTCAAACGGTCGTTGGTCGGTTGAGAAGTTCAAAGGTCTTATGTTCCAGCTCGAAAGAGAAGCTAACCAGATCGCTAAGCAGACTCGTAGAGGGAAAGGTAACATCGTTATCTGTTCTTCGGATGTTGCATCCGCTCTACAGATGGCCGGCGTTCTCGACTACGCTCCAGCTCTTAACAGCAACAAACTAGAAGTTGACGATACTGGCAACACTTTCGCTGGTGTTCTCAATGGTCGCCTAAAAGTCTATATCGACCCATACGCTATCGGTGGTAACTACATCACTGTCGGCTATAAGGGTTCTTCGGCTTTCGATGCTGGCCTATTCTACTGCCCATACGTTCCACTTCAGATGGTTCGTGCAGTTGATCAGTCAACTTTCCAGCCAAAGATTGGCTTCAAGACTCGTTACGGCGTTGTCGCGAATCCTTTCGCTCAGGGCCTCACTAAGGGTTCTGGTGCACTTGCTATCAGCACTAACGTCTACTATCGTAGAGTTATTGTTAACAACCTTATGTAATATAAGGCTAAGTAGACCCCGTAAACAAGGGGGCGAGAAACTTGGGGAGTCTTCGGACTCCCCTTTTTCATATATAAATACATAAAAGGAGTGTGGCATGACGGCGATTGATGATACCCCAACTAATCTTAATTATCTTACACCGTTAAACTTTAAGTTCGCTATCAAGAGAGCTCCACACGTAGAATTCTTTATTCAAAAGATCAGTATTCCAAGCATAGTGCTCGTTGAGGTAGACGCTCCGAGTCCACTCGTTAAGATTCCGTATCCAGGTGATCATATCAACTATGGTAATCTAGAGATAACGTTTAAGGTAGACGAGAAGCTTCAGAACTATCTAGAGATTCATAACTGGCTGAGAGCGCTAGGTAAACCAACTAGTACAGACGAGTACGCCGCTATAGAGGCTAATCCATCTTGGACTGGTAAGGGTATATATTCCGATATAACTCTGTCTATTCTCAGTAATATTAAAACTATAAACTACGACGTCACCTTTGTCGATGCTTTCCCCATTGGTGTATCTAGTGTCACCTTTAATACTACCGATGAGGACGTACAATACGTAGAGGCTTCAGCTACATTCAAATATAGCTACTATAATATATCTCAAAGCGTCTAATAGATAACTCTGTTTGGATAAGATCTATTATAACCAAATCTTCCACATGTGTCAACTTTTTTATGTACAATCGTAGTATTTTTGTTATAATATAAAAAATGACAGCTGGAGATATGTATGAATATTGAAGACATCATGAAGTTATGGGAGTCTGATACTAAGATAGATAAGACAGAGTTGGGCGACGAGTCTTTAAATATACCGAAGCTTCATTCTAAATACTATAACGTACTACTCAAAGAAAGACTCCTTCTTAGAAAGTTAGAGTCTGAGATGAAGCAGCTCAAGCTAGATAAGTACGAGTTCTTTACACAGGGTCCTAACGAAGAGACCAAAGACAGAGGATGGAAGCTACCGCCTAAAGGTATGATATTAAAGTCTGATATTCCGATGTACATGGACGCAGATCAAGACGTTATCAATCTGAGTCTAAAGATCGGCATGCAGCAGGAGAAGATTGAGTTTCTAGACTCAATAATTAAGACTATAATAAACAGAAATTTCTTGATAAAGAACGCTATTGATTTTATGAAATTTATTAATGGTCAATAGCAGTCTTTATATAAATAAAGTCATAGGAGGAACTAACTATGACTTATCATATAATATATAAAACTACTAATATTATAAATGGTAATTATTATTATGGAATACATTCTACAGAAAATTTAAAAGATGATTATTTTGGTTCTGGATCTAAATTGCAAAATGCTATAAAAAAATATGGTATTGAAAATTTTAAAAAAGAAATTATTTGTTATTTTGATAGTAGAGAAGAAGCTTTAATTTATGAATCTAAAATAGTGAATGAAGAACTTGTTAATGATCCTATGTGTTATAATTTAACTATAGGAGGTGGTGCGCCACCAAGTCAAAAGGGAAAAGTTTCTGTTACTAATAAATTAAAAGGTGAAGAAAGAACAGAAAAACAAAAAGAAGCATCTAAAAGACATTCAGAAACAATGAGAGGAAGATTAGTTTGGAATAAAGGAAAAAGAGGTGTTCAAACTGGGTGGAATAAAGGTACTAAATATGAAAGTGGAAAAAAACAAGCCAAAATAAAATATATTTGCCCTCATTGTGAAAAAGAAGGATTTGGAAATCTTATGAAAAGATGGCACTTCGATAATTGTAAAATGAGAAAATAATGGATATAGTTCAGGTCGAACGTTTCGACGAAGTTTATATTAAGATCAAGGCCGATCCCGGCGTCATGATGGAGCTTAGCGAGTACTTTACGTTTGACGTGCCCGGCGCTAAATTCATGCCTGCATATAAGATGAAGGTTTGGGACGGAAAGGTCAGACTGTTAAACGTGATGACCGGACTGTTGTTTGCCGGACTGTTGAGATATGTCGAGGAGTTCTGCAGATCTAGAGAGTATATCGTAGAGCATCTGTCTGACTTCTCTTCTGAGGAGTTCTCTCTTAAAGAGGCAGACGAGTTCGTATCAAAATTAAAACCAACGATGCAGCCGAGAGACTATCAGCTCGACGCGTTCGTTCACGCCGTGAGGGAGAGAAGAGCGCTGCTGCTATCACCGACGGCTTCAGGCAAGTCATTCATAATCTATCTATTAACGAGGTACTATGCGAGTCGCACTCTTATTATTGTTCCAACTACTTCTCTTGTTTCTCAGCTTGCCTCTGATTTTGCTGACTACGGGTTTGATTCTGATTGTTTCGTACATCGTGTATTTTCTGGACAGGATAAAGTATCAGATAAGCCGATTACCATCACGACCTGGCAGTCGATTTACAAACTACCTAAGACGTATTTCTCAAACTTTGATGTAGTGATCGGCGATGAGGCGCATCTTTTTAAAGCAAAATCGCTTACTTCTATTCTTTCTAAGCTTGATAACTGTAAATATCGCTTTGGCTTTACCGGAACTCTGGATGGAAGTGAAACAAACAAGCTCGTTCTTGAGGGACTGTTTGGTCCTGTTCGTAAAGTAATAACCACGTCTGAGCTTATTGAGAAGAAGCATCTAGCTGAGTTTCAGATTAAAGCTCTCGTGCTCAGCTACTCTGACGAGATCCGCAAGCACGTATCTACGCTCAAGTATCAAGATGAGATCGACTATATCGTAAGACTTCCAGAGCGTAACAACTTCGTAAAGAACCTAGCACTGTCGCTGAAGGGAAACACTCTACTGCTGTTCCAATTTGTTGACAAACACGGAAAAGTATTGTATGATATAATCAAGAAAGAAGCTGGTGAGAGGAAGGTGTTCTATGTTTCTGGATCAGTTGATGGAGAAGAGCGGGAAGAGATTAGAAAGATTGTAGAGAGTGAAAGAGACGCGATTATTGTGGCTTCTTACGGGACTTTTAGCACTGGTGTCAACATACGCAATCTACACAATATTATTTTTAGCTCTCCTTCCAAGTCTCGGATACGCAATCTACAAAGTATAGGTAGAGGTCTAAGAAAGTCAGACACTAAAGACGCTGCGACACTATACGATATAGCAGACGATCTCACGTGGAAGAACAAGAAGAACTTTACGATACTACATTTCATGGAAAGAATTAAGATATACAATGAAGAGAAATTTAAATATAAACTCTATCAAGTAAAGATTAAGGTAAAACAATGAAAACAGATGAGAAGAAGCCTAGAAAGAAAGTTAACTACATAAACAATAAGACTCTGTATGGCTCAATGATTCATCACAAGAATGAAGTTACTGAGGCTAAACGTGAGAACAGACAGCCGCCGATCGTACCTAAGTATATCGGTGAGTCTATCTTATTGATCTGTAGCAACTTGGCTAAGAAACCAAACTTCTCCGGCTACACGTATAAGACCGACATGATCTCTGACGCTATAATGGACTGTGTGGCCGCTGTCGATAATTTTGATCCAGAAAAGACTAATAACCCATTCGCGTACTTTACTCAGATCGCTTGGAACGCTTTCATACGTCGTATCCAGAAAGAAAAGAAGCAGACGTATATTAAACATAAAAACTTTGAGAACAGCTTTATCATGAACGAACTATGGTCTGACGCTGAGAACATTCACCTTAAGGCTAACGAATACTCATCTGAGATAGTCAGATCTTTTGAAGATAAGAATAAGTTGACAAAGACTAAGAAAGCGAATAAAATGGTTGGAGTCGAGAAGTTCTCGGGAGAAGAAAATGAATAAGAACCTACATCTTGTGCCGATCAACGTCGTCGATATCGTTGAGCGCCTTAACAGTAAAGACCTGAGAGACAACGAGCGACAGATCCTTCTTCAGAGACTAGAGACTATTCGCGACTACTGCGCGGCAGCGGTAGTTAAGATCAATGGTGGCTCACAGAACATTCGTAGAATCAAGTAATGAAGATAGCGCTAATAACGGACTCGCACGCTGGTGTCAGAAATGACTCTCTAGCGTTTCATGACTACATGAAAAAGTTCTATGACAACATATTTTTTAAATATCTCAGTGAACACAGTATACGCACCGTGGTCCATTGCGGCGACATCATCGATCGTCGTAAGTATATCAACATCAACACGGCGTATCGTCTACGCAGAGATCTTATCGAGCCGGCACTAAATCAAGGAATCGAGTGGCACCAGATCATCGGTAACCACGATACATATCATAAGAACACCAACGAGGTGAGTTCTTTTACTGAACTTTTTGGTTCATACGAGAACTATACAACCCTAAATATATATGATACCACAACAGAAGTCATGTTCGGTGACACTAAGATACTGTTGATTCCTTGGATTTGTGATGACAATAAAGAACATTCCTTCGATCTAATAAGGAACACAGATGCGCAAATCGCGTTCGGTCACTTGGAACTCCAAGGCTTTGAGATGTTCAAGGGCTCAATTGTCTCACACGGATATGACCCAGAATCTTTTGGACGGTTTGATATTGTTTGCTCTGGGCATTATCATCATCGCTCAAACCGTGGCAATATTTACTATCTCGGTTCTCCTGCAGAGTATACTTGGTCTGATTACAATGATCCTAGAGGGTTTCATATATTTGACACAGAGACGAGACAGCTAGAGTTCATTGAAAATCCATACAAGATGTTCAAGAAGGTATGGTATAACGACGGGAGCGAAGAGTTCCTAGAGAGTGAGATGGACTATTCTCAGTTTGAGAACAGTATGGTCAAGGTGATCGTCCAAGAGAAGAACAATCCTTACTGGTTCGATAAGTTTATTGAGAACATTGAGAAGCAGAACCCAGTAGACCTGCAGGTCGTAGAAGATCATCTCAACTTAGGTCTAGAAGAAGATCAAGACATCATCGACGAAGCTGAGTCTACGCTTGATATATTTAAGAAGTATATTGGAACTGCCGAAATAAAAGGCGTGAATAAAGTAAAGTTAGAGAATAAGATAACTGAATTGTATCATGAGGCTTTGACTATAGAATGATATACTTTAAAAAGATTAGATGGAAGAACTTACTCTCTACTGGTAATGTCTTCACCGAGATAGACCTGTGCGGAAGAGACACAACACTTATTGTCGGTACTAACGGTGCCGGTAAGTCTACTCTATTAGACGCTCTATCTTTTGGTCTGTTTGGTAAACCATTTCGTAAGATCAACAAGCCACAACTTGTTAACTCTATCACAGAAAAGAACTGTGTCGTAGAGTTAGAGTTCTCTATTGGTTCGAACCAGTACAAGATCATCCGTGGTATTAAACCAAATATCTTTGAAGTATATCAGAATGATAATCTTCTCAATCAGTCTGCTGAGGTGAAAGACTATCAAGAGATACTTGAAAAGCAGATTCTAAAAGTAAATCATAAGACATTTAATCAGGTAGTCATACTAGGATCAGCTACATTTCAGCCGTTCATGCAGCTTCCCGGTGGTCAGCGCAGAGACGTAATTGAAGATCTTCTAGACCTTCAGATATTCACGACGATGAATTCACTCCTTAAAGATAAGATACTCTTTAATAATGAGAATATAAATTCTGTTGTATCTGAAAAGAAATTAATCGAGTCTAAAATCGAGATGACTAAAGAACATCTCAAAGAACTACAGACAAACAACGATAAACTTATAGAAGAGAAGCAGGAACTCTTAAAAGATACGTTTAATCAGTTAGCAGAGTTGAACGCAAAACACGTATTAATAGAAGAGGATATTGAAAAGCTTCAATCACAGATCGAAGATAACGACAGCATCTCTAAGAAGATAAGCAAGTTGTCTAAGCTCCGTCATCAGATCGAGGCGAAGGCGTCACTGTTGAATGACGACGTTAAGTTCTTTCACGATCATAAGAACTGTCCTACCTGCAAGCAGGACATCGAAGAAGATTTTCGTGAGAACACTATCGCTAGCAAGATGATAGAGATCAGAGAGATAGATAATGGTCTAGAGCTCCTATCTAAAGAATATGAGGCCGCTAACGATAGACTAAAAGAGATAATGGAGATTAATAGTAAAATACAGTCTTTTCAGATGGAAAAGATCGAACTTAATACTAATATAAACTCTATGACTCGCTACTGCAAGCAGCTACAGAAAGATATCAGAGACATACATGAGAAGCATACTGCTGAAAAAGATATAAAGATTGTCGACTTTGAAAACACTCTTAAAGAGATAGAAGACAAGTACAACGAGCTGTCTGAGGAGAAGAATGTTTTAGCCGTAGCTAGTTCTATGCTCAAAGATGGTGGTATTAAGGCTAAGATCATCAAACAGTATATTCCTGTGATAAATAAGCTCATCAATAAATATCTATCATCTATGGACTTCTTTGTATCATTTGAATTAAATGAAGAGTTTAATGAGAGTATTAAGTCCAGACATAGAGATGATTTTACGTATGCTTCCTTCTCTGAAGGAGAAAAACAAAAGATAGATCTTGCACTACTGTTTACGTGGAGAGCAGTCGCTAAACTTAGAAACTCTATCAATACAAACTTATTAATCATGGATGAAGTATTTGACTCATCTCTAGATCAGAACGCGACAGACTATCTAATGAACATCATTAGAGATATATCTAAAGATAGTAACATCTTTATTATATCTCACAAAGAACACATGAACGAAAAGTTCACTAACGTATTAAGATTTCAGAAACATAAGAATTTCTCGCAATTACAGGAGTAATACATGTTTAATTGGCTAAAGAAGATGTTCAATTTCAACGAATTTAATTTTAGTGCACAGCCGCTAACTCTATATTCTGCTCCAGATTTTGATCCAAATACTCTCAAAGGAAAAGACCGACCTCTGTATGTAAAACAGGTTCTCATCGATCTTGGTTGGAAAGACTTTCAGGCCGCCGCTATGGTTGGTCAGTTCATGCAGGAGAGCTATACAGATCTTCGATGTGGAGTGTGGGGCGATAAACATACGGCTTTTGGACTGGCTCAGTGGAGAGGAGATAGGCTTGCAGATCTACAGAAGTTTGCTAATAATATCAACAGACCAATTGAAGATCTAGATACGCAGGCTCGTTTCGTACACTGGGAACTCACAAAGGGTTCTGAAAAGAGTGTAGGTTCGAAGCTCAAGAAGACTACTAATATTGACGACGCGCTGTTAATCGCTATCGCTTATGAGCGTCCACGCGGTTATACAGCTGCTCATCCTGAGAACGGTGATGGTTTTGCTAATCGCTGTAAGTATGCAAAGAGTCTAATGTGAGGTCGACATGGAACTTAGTGATGTATACTTGAATAAAAAATGTGAAGAGTTCGACTTTAAAGAGCCGCCGTTCGATCCAATTGAGTTTGCTAAAGAGCTGATGGCGTTCATGTATGAAAAGAATGGTCTTGGTCTCGCTGCAAATCAGGTAGGAGTTCCATATCGAATATTTGCCATGCGTGGCGCTCCTGAAAACTTCGTGTGCTTCAATCCTAAGATAGTGACGCACTCAAAAGATGATATCGTGCTAGAAGAGGGTTGTCTTAGCTATCCAGGATTACTCGTTAAAGTCAAGAGACCATCGATGATTCGTGTGAGATTCACTACACCTAACAGTGACACTATCACGAGACAGTTTATTGGAATGTCTGCACGCGTATTTCAACACGAATACGACCACCTAGATGGTATTAAATTTATAGATCGTGCTAATAAATTCCATAGAGATCAGGCTATGCGAAAATGGAAAAGAAAATAATCGTTCCAGCAAGGATCGCAGATACGGTCCTTTTAAAGAATATCGACGACGTTAGCTTCAATAAAGAGTTCCATGAAGACATATCTTACTATGAAGATTGTTTTAAAAATGGATACGACTGCTATCTGCTCATGGTAGACAGTCTACCCGCAGGAGAGCTCATTCTTAGATTCGACGAAGAAGATACTCTAGGTCTTGAGTCTTTTGCTATAGTCCCTCAGTATCGCGGTAGAGGTTATAGTAAGTTCTTATTAGACTTCGTGGATGCGTATGCCAAACAAAATTTTAAGAGAATCGTGCTAGAAGTTTCCACAGATAATAAGAAAGCTATTGACATTTACAAGAAACAAGGTTATAATATAAGTCATACTATTATGGACTTCTATAAGTTTGGAATGAACGCTTATGTTATGGAGAAAATTCTGTGAAGTACTTTCCCTTTAATCAGCTAGAAGATAAACTTCAGTACGTAGATGACTGGATCAATCTAATTCTAATTGTGTCTATTACTTATGTTTTAGTAAAGAAATTCTTAGAATGGGATAATTGATGAATATATTTTATCTTAGTGAGAATCCTTTAGAAGCTGCGCAGTGGATGGTTGACAAACATGTTGTCAAGATGATCCTAGAGTCTGCGCAGCTTTTGTCTACCGCTCATCGCATACTCGACGGTGATGAGCAAGTAGAACTATCTGAGACTGGAAGAAAAAAGAAAAGGTATAAACTCTATGACGCACGTGAACCAGTTATGTACTCAGCTACGCACATTAATCACCCGAGTGCTGTATGGTGCAGGAGCAGCGTTGAAAATTATAATTGGCTTGTAGACCATTTCTTCGCACTCATGCAGGAATATACTTATCGCTATGACAAAGAGCATAAGTGTTATGGCGAACTGAGCTATCAGCTATCGTCTCCACCAAAGAATCTAGATAAATTTGATATGACTCCGATGCCGTCGTGTATGGATGACAAGTATATTATATCTGCTAATCCTATCGATAACTATAGAAACTACTACAAGAACGGCAAGACGCATCTACATAAATGGAAAAGACGTGAGGCTCCTGCGTGGATTATCAACTAAAAGAAACTACAGTACTAGATAATATCATTCCAAAAGATCTACAAGATAAGTTTCATGATCTAGTCATGTCACAGTCTTTTAAGTTCTTAAAGGACATGTCTTATGCAGACGGCGATATTAAGTACCCGTCTTATGGTTTTAATTTGTTGTTTAAACACCCACAACATGGTATAATGTCTCCACTATATGAGACTGTCTGTGTTCCTATAGTAAACGCTCTTCTAGAAGAACTAGTTCTTAAAGTAAACGATATCTACTATACTAGAGCGTTTCTTCAGGTACCGCTCGCAGATAACTTCTACAAGGGACAAAACGGGGCCCACATAGATATTCCAGATCCGCACTACGCTTGTGTCTATTATATGAATGACTCAGATGGCGATACTATTATCTATGAACAGAATATACACGACACTCCACCAGGATCAAAACATATCGATCTAGTAGAACATAAGAGAGTAACCCCTAAGAAGGGAAGAATAGCAATATTTGATGGAGCAAGATATCACTGCTCTAGTCAGCCGAGAGAAAATTATCGTTGTATTATTAACTTTGTTCTTGTATGAAAGGATTAAAGATGGATGATAAGTTAGATGAAATTGCAAGACTGATGGCTCCAATCGATGAGCAGATTACTCTGTGTGAGAGCGGCAGTGAACAGATCATGCTTGCGTGTGGAATGATGCAGAGAGTAAAAGAGATATTGAACCACCACCTTGGAGTAGAAGGCGCGGCTAATATCTTAAAGGAATATGTTAACACTACAACTCTACAGTGAGGTTATAATGAGTGCTAATTGGGTAGACGACATTTATAAGATGCACCTACACTATAAGGTACATCCAGTGATTAATGTTATGGACAAAGAGAAACTAGCAAAATTTCTAGAGTTTCGCGCTAACTTTCTACAAGAAGAGTTGAATGAGCTTAAAGAAGCCAAGTCTGCGGAAGACGTAGTAGACGCGCTTATCGATCTATGCGTAGTGGCTATCGGCACGCTAGACGGATTTGGAGTAAACTCTTATAAAGCGTGGGACGAGGTTCTTAAGGCTAATATGAATAAGACTCCTGGAGTAAAGCCTTCACGACCTAACCCGCTTGGACTTCCAGATCTTATTAAGCCAGAGGGCTGGGTTGGACCTTCGCACGAAGGTAATCACGGACTTGTGAGTAAAATCTTCGAGGACTGAGATGACCGATATTCGTTATGAAATGGGTAATATAGGTGAGCTTGCAGTAGAAGAACACTTTGATTCACAGAGAACAGACGATTGGTATGACTCTCGTAAGGATGGAATGATCAACAATATGTCCTACGAGGTCAAGACCTTTCGTCTAAATGGAAAGACTAAAGGATTTTGGATTGATAAGTCTCAATGGAAGAAAGTAGATGGAGTAGACATTCTTATCTTTGTGAGAGTACCTGAGACTACCGATGAAAGAGCTAGAATATACGTATGTATAAATCATAAAAACTGTTGGCAAAAAGCTTATAGAAACGATGGAACCGGAGTAAGATCTTATCCATTGACAAATTGCATATATATTGGTACAATAGGTGAAGAAAGATCATTACAACTATATGAGCATTCTGTAAAGATCTCTAAACATAAGAGGTTAATCAATGCCGCATGAACGTTACTCAGTCCAAGTTCTACAAGAGTGCATAGACCTCCAGAACAAGAAGTCTAACGACTATCAGAACCCAAACTCTACTATTAAGCAGGCTGACTATTATCCAAATGGTTGTCAGACTATCTTGGATACTATCCAAGCTAAAGTTCTTCGCATGCGTTCTGTTATGGAAGCTATGCAGTATGATAAGAACTATAAACCAAACTTCGAATCACTTGAAGATTCAGCTAAAGATCTTATCAACTACGCTTCTTTCTTTGTGACGTTCTCGCGTGGTAAGATGGAAGGTCAAGATCCTAATCGCGACTTTCTTAATAAACAAAAACAAGTAGTGTCATACACCAGCCATACTATCACGGTAACAGCTAGTAATGAGGTAGAAGATGCAGGTTGCTAGAGTCCAAGACATCAGAGAGTACTTCTACGATCAGTTAAAGAAACAAAACTTTGTAACTGATAAGACTGGTGTTAAGACTATCGAACTCATTGGCGCTAACTTCATTGCCAATGAGCCTACTATCTTTGGAGAAGTAAACGAAGATTATATCCGTAAAGAATTGGCTTGGTATAAGTCGATGTCTCTAAACGTTAATGATCTAGAAGACACGCCTGCTATATGGAAGAAAGTAGCAGACGAAGATGGTTATATCAACTCAAACTACGGCTGGTGTATCTGGTCGCACGATAATCACTATCAATATCATAACGCGTTGAATGAGCTTAATAAGAATCCAGACTCACGCCGCGCTATCATGATCTATACAAGACCATCGATGTGGCACGACTATGACTATCACGGCATGTCAGATTTTATGTGTACTAACACCGTGCAGTATTTGATCCGTGATAATAGACTTAACGCTGTAGTTCAGATGAGATCTAACGACGTAGTCTATGGCTATCGCAATGACTACGCTTGGCAGGACTACGTATTAGACAAGATGGCAAATGAGTTAAAAGTTGCTCGCGGCGATATTTATTGGAATGTAGGATCTCTTCATGTCTATGAAAGACACTTCGACTTGGTCATCTAAGTATTTAAATCTAGCAAAACACGTAGCGACTTGGTCTAAAGATCCATCCACTAAAATCGGCGCTGTAGCTGTAGGAGAACGCGGCCAGATACTAAGTACTGGCTATAATGGTTTTCCTAGAAATATTGAAGACAGACCGGACAGGCTAAACGATAGAGAGTCAAAGTATAAGTACGTAGTTCACGGTGAGATGAACTGCATATATAATGCGACACTCAATGGTGTGAGTTTAAATGAAGCAGACTTATACGTGTATGGATTGCCTATATGCTCTGAGTGCGCTAAGGGTGTAATACAGGTCGGCATCAAGCGCGCTTTCATGTGCTATCCTGAGAATACAAGAGACAAGTGGAAAGACTCTTATAAGATTACTTCTGAGATGTTTAATGAAGTCGGAATATATCATGAGGTCGTGTATGAGAGCGATAGTGGTAGGAATTAATCCTTCTAATCATAAGACTGTCGATAAGCACTGTATTACCATAAAGCGTCTATTCAAATGGATGGACGACTTGAATATCAAGTATTTCTCGTTCGTAAACTGTATACCAAGTCCAGGAAGATATAATAAATCTGACATCGACTACGATATGATAGACGTCTGCACGAGAGACTATAAAGTAGTACTGGCGCTTGGTAACTTTCCATCTGAAGCTTTAAACAAAATTAACGTAAAGCACTTTAAATTGCCACATCCTTCTGGGCTAAATAGACAATTAAATGACGTCAAATATGAATTAGACATGTTGAGACAGTGCAGGAACTATATCTATGGCTAAAAAGATTTTAATAACTGGTTTTAATAAAGAGCAGTGCACACGCGACTACTTTCTTACCAAAGAACTTAGAATTTTAAACTCACACTACTCTCTAATTCGATGTCTAGAAGACATGGGATTCGAGGTAGAGCAGCGACCTGTAGACATCGGCGAAGACCTATCCGGATACGATCGCGTAATCATATATCTACATTCTATACAGTCGTTCTGCCAATTCTTGTATGACGGTCTATACGCTATTAAGGCTCGTCCGGACGCGATTCTAGCGTTTGATGACTGGCAGGTAGATCAGGTCATGGCGTGTTTTCCACAGTTTAAGCGTAACTTACTCGACGAAGAGAAGTATAATCCATTTAGACAATATCTACTAGATCTCTATTATGGATCTTCAGACGAAGCCACTATTCGCGCTCACAAGCAAGACTATCTAGAAAGTATAGAGCAGGTACTATCTTATCAAAACAAGTTGATGATCTGTGCCTACTCAGGCGGTGACCTAAGCAAGTTTAAACTCGGATGGTCAAGCGACAAGTTGTTCAGCTTTAATCCTAACCCCTACAATCTTAATCGTGGACCGCATAACAACTTTGGCGAAGAATCTACAGGTCTAAACGCTTTCTTTGAGGAGGACACTCCTAAAGAGAAGATCAGGGCTTGGGTGTTCTCATCGCTGAATCACAAGAAAAACGATGCAGTTGTTAAGAAGAATAATTTTACGTGGGACGTCGCCATGTATGGTCCACGACGTGGTGAATATAAAGCGCAGCGTCTAAAAGAACCTGATATGTGCAGAGAGTATGTAAAGCACTGGGGTTGTCTATTACCAAAATACTATCACGCCGGCTCAGGATGGTGGCGATCTAGAGTACAGCAGGTGGCAGACGCCGGCTCTATTCTACTATGTGACGACGTTGAAGGCGTAATCTATGGCGACGCGTATGTCGGTCTAAACATTGCAGATATAGAAAGCATGGACAACACGCAGCTAGAAAAGCTGGCTAAATATCAGCACGACTGTTTGTATGATAATCATCCGCTAGACAAGAAAGTGCAGCGCGATGAATTGACTAAGATCTTGGAGATTTAAATGAAGCACGCCGCAATCATTCCACTCATCGGTGGAGAAGCGCTAGCATCAGCGGCCGTATTTGGTAGTAGACCAGACTATATTTTAAGTTATACGCCATTTAAAAATCACGATGCGCACCTGCTTAATTATTGGGACCACGAAGTTCCATACTATCTACTAGACGAAGGTGGAAGGCATCCTCATAAAGTAGACGTCGTGTCTAGCGTGTGTCCGTGCGCCGGCCTGTCAATGTTGTCTACCGGCTATGGCGAACACAATCCAAATAATAAATGGATGTTAGAATCTGCAGAATACGTATTAGGTGAGATGCAGCCTAAAGTATTCTGGGGTGAGAACGCTCCTGCGCTCGCTGGAAAGATCGGAGAACCTATTAGAAACCAACTAATTGATATTGGTAATAAACACGGTTATACGATGACTCTCTATCGCACTAAGAGTCTTCTACACGGCGTGCCACAAGTTAGAGAGCGAACGTTCTACTTCTTCTGGAAAGGTGATAAGACACCAATTCTTAACTACTACAACGTTCCATACGATAAGATCGAAGACGTAATATTGAGAATCAAAGCTAATTCTCAGATGGAACCTATCAATAAGAATAAGCCGAGCGAAGACCCGTATTATAAGTATCTCCTAGAAGTAGTCTATGGTGGTATCACTCATCGCGAACATTTTGATAAAATCGATCCTAATAACATATCCGTGAGAAGCTATGATTCGAAAAGTCTTATCGAAACTTTTGGCCATGATTATAGGCAAGTCGGCGCGTGGATGGAAGCAAATGGATATGAAAGAGAAGTCAGTAAGTGTGATCGTATGTTTAACAAGCTCGCATCGGGTAAAAACATCATGCGTCGCGGTACTATCGTACCGAAAGAATACATCGGTGCTTTTGTCGGTCACTAC